ATTAGCAGGTTTTGCTACTGGGTCAGCTTTTAAACCATACGTAACAACAGTAGGTTTATATGATGACGATTATAATTTACTAGTAGTAGGAAAATTAGGACAACCAATTAAAGCAAGTAGTGAAACTGATACTACATTCGTTATAAGATTCGATACATGATAATACCAGAAAGTTATGAACAATTCCCAGAAGGCACATATGGATACGTTTACCAAACAACACATATTCCTTCAGGAAAAAAATATGTTGGCAAAAAAGCCTTAATTTATAACCAAAAGAAAAAAATTGGTAAACGTGAAGCTGCCTTATGGGAAGGTAAAGGTAGACCACCAGTTTATAAGCAAGTTCAAAAAGAAAGCGATTGGAAAACCTACTATGGTTCTCATCAATTTATCAAAGATGAAATTAAGGAGGGTAACCAATCACATTTTGAACGTATAATTTTACAATTAGCTTATTCTAAAAAAGAATTAACTTATTTAGAAAATAAAGCATTATTTACTTTAGGTGTTTTGGAATCTGAAGATTACTTAAATGATAACATTGAAGGAAGATACTTTAAGAGGGATTTTGGCCTTTGACCTTTCTTTCATATATTTAAGGGATGAAGGAAGATCGCCTTATATATTTACTAGAAAGTCTATTAGGAAAAAGCAAAAGCGCACGAGGAGGAGACGAGGCCGTATTTAGCTGTCCTAATTGCAACCACCATAAGAAAAAACTTACACTAAATAAATTAACCCAAAAATACCAATGTTGGGTTTGTGGCTTTAAAGGTGCTAGAGCAATACAACTTCTTAAATTTATTAAGGCTCCATATACAGCGTTTCAAGAATTAAAAGAAATTGACGCGCAGTATAATTTTAAAACCACACATATAGAAAAAAATAAAGACCAACTTCAATTACCTGAAGGATTTATTACACTAATTAAAGGTAAAGGCTTAATTAGAGATAAAGCATACCATTATTTAAAATCCCGAGGAGTTACAGCACAAGATATAATAAAATACAATATAGGATATGTTGAAGAAGGTAAATTAGCTAACTTTATAATAATACCAAGTTATGACAGACACGGAACCCTCAACTACTGGGTGGGTCGCTCGTTTGATCCGCAAGCTTACCACAAGCACAAGCTTCCGCCAACATCAAAAGATATTATTGGCTTTGACATGCTTTGTAACTTTAATATTCCTATTATCATTTGTGAAGGTGCCTTTGATGCAATCGCAATCAAGCGAAATGCCGTGCCCTTGTTTGGAAAACGAATCAGCAAATCACTCTATAAGGAACTCGTTAGAGGGCGAGTAAAACAAATATATCTTGCACTTGATCAAGATGCTATAAATGATTCACTTAAGTATGCTAAGGAACTTATGGCATATGGTAAAGAAATATTTTTGTTAGAACTTGAAGGTAAAGACCCAAGTGATTTAGGGTTTGAAGAAATAACTCGCATATTACAAAACGCAAAACCATTAACATTTCAAGGATTAGTAGAAAAGAAAATCTTATATCAGTAAGTTATATGTATAACAAACTGCAGTTTATATGAAAGTAGCCCTTTTACCAGGTGGATTTAAACCACCTCATCTTGGACATTATAATATGGCAAAATATCTTGCAGATTTTGCTGATAATGTTATAGTAAGAATTGGATCAAAAGAACGAGAAGGTATAGGGCCTGAGTTAGCTTTAGAAATTTTTAATTATTATAAAGCATCTGATCCAGATCCAAGAGCACAAAAACTTACTATTAGTTTAGCACAAGCTGCATCTCCTGTAAGGGATGTTTATGATTTTGTTGAAAAAATAGCCCCTGAAGGGTCAGAATTAATTCTAGGAATAGGGGAAAAAGATGCTAAAGACGGAAGATATAATAGTATTCCTAAATTTGCAGAACCTCGTAATATTAAAGCTAAAATTGAATTAGTACCACCTCAAGCGGGGGGTATTTCAGGTACACGCATGCGTGAAATTATTAAAAATAATAATAAAGAAGAATTTTTTAAATTTATTCCTGAATTTTTACCTGAAGAAATTAAAGAAGAAATTTGGACTAAATTATTAGATACCACTATGCCTACTGATGTAGATGAAATAATAGGTGGTACTATGAATAAACAAGAAATGGATAGACATAATGCTAATATGAAAAAACTTTCAAAGGTATTAAAAAAAGTTAATTCACAAGGCAATATGGTACCTGTACCAAGAAAATTAACTAAAGGGTTACGTAGAAAATTATATGAAGGTCGTTATGACCAAGAAACTTTATTACAAGGTAGATTTTTATTTAATAAATTTAAAGCTAATTTTGGTGAATATCATGAAGAAGATACTGGTGGAGTAATTGGGTTTGATAAAGAAGCTCAAGAACCTATTGAATATGATTTAGAATTTAAGTTTATCCCCAAAAAAGACTTACCGCTTTTACCATTTGTAATGGATGGTGAAGCAGATGATGGTATTGTAAAAATAAAAATTAAATATAATCCTGATAAATTCCCCGAAGCATATAATGATTTAAACGCCGAGATCAGAGATACAGTTAGACATGAACTAGAACATGTAGCACAACACCATTTTTCTAAAGGAGTAAACCCTCAAGGAAGTAAAAAGAAATCTACACAAACTTGGTTTGAATATTTTACTTTACCCTTTGAAATACCAGCATTTGCTCAAGGTTTATATAAAAATGCTAAATTTAAAAAAATATCATTTAGTAAAGCAGTTGAAAACTTTTTATTAAATTATCTTGATGTTTTAACGGATGAAGAAGAGGCAGGAGTAATTAAAGCATGGACTGATTATGCAAAAGAAAATATACCCGCGGCACAAATAGATGAAAAACGTGATCCTAAAGTAGGCACGGGTAAAAAACCTAAAGGATCAGGACGTAGACTTTATACAGATGAAGACCCTACAGATACAGTAAAAGTTAAATTTAGCACAAGACAAGATATAGTAGATACTTTATCTAAAAAATCATTTAAAGCTAAATCACACGCTCGTCAATCACAAATTATTAATTTAATTCATCAAAGAGTTAGAGCAGCATTAAATAGAACTAAAGATCCAGCAACTAAAAAACGATTACGTTCTGCGTTTGAATATATTAAAAAACGTAAAGAAGCGTCTAAAAAGAAAACTATTCGTTTACGTAAATTAAAAAAAGAAAATTATCCAATGTATAACGCTGCCGAGGTAGGATATACTAGATATAGAGCAAGCGATGTATTTACTAGAGATCCTAGAAAAGCTAAAAAATTAGGTTATTTAGAGGATAATGGATTAGAAGAAATCGGTATTGATTTATCTAACTATAGTGGGCAAATACTTCCTGGTGATGTTTTGCGTGCTCCTAAAGGGTTTCCATTAGGTGGCAAAAAATTAGAAAAATCTAAAGTAGTAAAAGTCATTAAAAACTCTAGAGAAGGTGTTAACCGTTATAAATTATCTGTAGAAGATAAGGATGGTAAGAGATATACAGTGCGCAATTTTGAAATGGATGGTGAATATAAAGGTAAAAAATTACCTAAATTTGGCCTTATTCGTAAATCAAAGAAAAACGTAGATGAAGGTGATACCTATGAAAAAATGGCTGCTAAAGGTAAAAAAGCAGGTAATTTAAAACAGGGTACAGTTAGAAAGAGACTTCGTATTCCTAAGGGTGAAAAAATACCTTTATCATTAATTAATAAAGAAATATCACGCCTTAAAAAGATGGAAAAAAGAAGTCCTAAAAACCAAAAATACTATAAAGCACTTACTTTAGCTAAAACATTAAAAACAACAACTAACGTGAACGAACATAAACTATTCTCACAAGATTGGTGGTTAGATGTAATCACTGAAGAACTATTATATGAAGGTGGTGCTGCAGGTCATATGGCACACCCATTTGATTTACCTAATGTTACTAGTGGTAAAGATTTAATTAAATCATTTGAACAAGCTGCTGATAGTCTTAAAAAAACGCCTGGTAGTGTCAAAATAGATGGCGTAAATGCGTCAATTAGATTAATTAACTTAGGCGATAAAAAGGAATTCGCCATGGACCGTGGCTCAAAAAAGGCACTTGATTTAAAGGGCGTTACTAAAGCAGACTTAGAAGATAGATTTGGTCCCGGTCATGGAATGATTAAATCAGGCGGTGATGTATTAGATATATTTAATGCCGCTTTACCATCAATTCAAGAAGAACTAAATGCATTAGGTTTATTAAATGATCCTAATGTAATGTTTAACATGGAATATGTTAGTGGTAAATCTAATGTACAAGATT